TTTTCCTTGCTTATATCGGTTCCTGTTTCTATATCTATATCATCAGATACGTCTGCAACTAGAACACAGTCATATTGAGATGTAAAATCTTTAATATTTGTTTTGAGAAATTTCTTAATATTAGATATTTCATTAGTCGTCTCACATAATGGATCTAATAGTTCAGTCATTAAAAGAGGGTCAGAAGAAGTGGCTTCCCCATAATATTTGGAAAACCACATCTTTCCGACATTTAATATCCTTTCTTGACCTCCTATTGTGTGTGTGATTTGTTTCATAGTGGTTATTTATTAGCTAGCTGGTTCAGTATCGATATCTCCTTCAATCTCAATAGTCATTGTGAACTTAGCAGTCTGACCGCTTACGTTCTGCTGACCAAGAGCAGAAATCCATCCGTAGCCACCGTGATAAACTACCTCAGAAGAATCTGTTAAATGCCAATACTTTTTAGTGTTGTTGGCGTAAAGAGTTTGGAAATCATTGTAAGAAGCCTCGTTAGCATCAGGAGCCGTATCTACAACTGCATTCAAAGTGAAGCGGTTGTTTTGAGGTCCTAATACCTTTAGAGTTCCGCAGTTAGTCTCATCACTTACTACGTTGCGGCTGCCATCAAATGATCCCTCAGATTGACACACAGCCGACTTTTTTGCACCAGAGGGAGTGTCTGAATACTCGATAAACATCACACTACCACTCAAAGTTGTTGGATCTGCCATTTTGTTTTATTTAATTTTGATTTATAAAATGCTCGTATCTTTTAATCACCCTAAATACTTTTACAGCACCATCATCCTCATATAGTTCTGTCTCTGATTGGACAGTTATCTGAGTTACCTGAAAGTCTTGTAAAGTTATGCCAAAAGAATTAGGACTTAGTATTACCAGGTCATCAATCTCTTGTGCTATATCGTATGCAGTCTTGCTATTTCCTATTGTGGGAAATTGTGTAAATATATCCACAATGATGACAGCAGACCTAAAAAAAGCCGAATTATTTAACTCTGTATCTGTTGAACCTTCTGCTCTAATTAGAACATAGTTTCCAGTCTCAGTAATAGGCACAGCATCTTTATAGACATTGACACTAATATCCCCATTGAGTGTTTGATACCACTCAGTCTTTAATTGATATAGTGCGTTTTTATATGCCATTTAATAGTGCAGTTACTCTATTTATTAATTTAGTCCTTACAGGTGCTACCTGCTTAAAAAAGAATGGTTTAGGACTGATACCATTCTTGTAGATTGAGCGAGCAATCAAAAATGCTACTCTGTCAATCTGTTTACCCTTTGCTATCCCTTTTCTCTTTACCCAGCCTCTGATAGCATCTATTAGGCTAAGTGTGCCTGATCCTTTTACTCCTTTATACTGACTAGCAAATTCCTCTGTGCCAGGATATGGGTTATATTTACCTTTTGTACCAAATTCAATGAAAGGTGCATAAAATTGATTTGCTGACACTTCATAAGAAAATGGACCTTTAGGCTTATATGTTATTGACTTTAATAAGAATCCTCTATCTCCACCTTGTGATTGTAAATCTCTTTTGGCTAATGCAACAAAGTCCATAGCAGCCGCCTCTAATTCCGCATCCACTAAAACAGCAGTCTCTTTGCTTGCTTTAGCAATTCGGTCTTTAAGACTATCTAATCCTATGACATTTACTTTAATCAAGTTCAAATATGCTAAATGCGCTTATCTCCCAATTAAATCTCTTTTCATCAACCCTCTTTGCGTTGCTTATCGCATAGGTTTGACCGAAATACTGAATCTTATACTCAGGTGTGATATTGTAGTCTCTGAAGTTAATCCTAAAGACTTTACTATCACCTAAGTTAGTCTTACCGTCAGCTTGTGACCTACCCCCACCATCATCAGTTACCTCTGCCCACATTTTGTATGTAGTCTGAATAGTCTCAGTTGCATCCCCATTGGCATCAATGGTAGTTGCATATTTTAGTAACTTAATTGGTTTGGTGTTGCCTATCATCCTATCCAGTTTGCTGTTTTAAACTTACTAGCAATTACCATAGCCTCTCTACTTAAACCATCAACATTCTCATCCCCTCTGTTGATGTATCTATAAGCTACCTCTTTATACATAGCATCTTTCAATCCCTTTGGTAAGATAGTATAACCAGCTTCGTATTGCATAGTCATATTTTCGTAAGTAGGGTATTTTAAAACTCTACCACTTAAAGAGATATCAAAGTCATCTGTGCTTATAGAGTCACCCTCATCATCTTTTACGTTAATAATTGTATTTACTGGTCCAAAAGGAATCTCAAAGTTTCCTGCTAGATTAGTAAACTCAATCTCGTATGTCTTAGGGATAAAAGATAAGCCTGTGTACTCCTCTAGTCTTTGTCTAGCTGATACAATCAAATCTTCAATAATAGCATCATCATCATTGAACTCAGATGAGATACTTTCTGATTGGTCAATAAAACCCTCTAGTCTAAGGTAATTCTTTACCTCATTAACAGTTAAAGGCTCTGTGATTCCAGACTCATTTGTCTGGTCCTCCCAATCGATTAGTAAATTGTATAACATAGACATTATTTAAAAAAAGGGGCGGGCCGAAACCCGACCCCTATCACCACATCAAACCACAGCACTAATTAGAATGATCCGTAGATGATTGCATCCGTTCTCATAATGTTGATGTCCTCAAAACACTCAACACGTGCAGTCACCAAGTTACGCTGGAAGTTATCGCTATCCTCGTAAGAGAACTCAACACGCAATCCTTCAGTCTCAACACGCTCAAGGTAGTTAGCATCGATGATTAACGCCTTATCGTTAGTAACCCAGCTAGCACCGATTACAGGTACTCCTGCGATACGAACATTACCATTAGCATCGATTACAAATCCACCAGGTACAGAGTAGTCAGTAGGCTTAGTCTTAAGTAAGTCAGCCCATTGAGCATAAGATACCAAAGCGAAAGATGCTTCAAAGTTTGCATCCAATTGGTTTGCAATCCAGTCAACTAACTGCTCAGCATCAACAGAAGCAGAGGTAGTAGTAGAACCAGTTGCAGCACTAGATACAGCTGAGAAGAAAGTACTATTCTCTTTCTTGTAGAAATCACGAAGCAACATACGCTGCAAAGTGTTCTGTAAGAAAGGAAGTTGGAACATCATTTGCTTAGAGAAACGAGCAAAACCTGCGATGTAATCAGATACAACCTTAACTTCAGTTAGATCGTAGTCGATTTGAGATTTTGCGTTTCCTTCAGTCTGGATTCCAATAGAACCTTCTGTTCCAGTCTCACGGTAAGTAACATAAAGACCAGTTGGACTTACAGCAGTTGGGATAAGGTCACGCATATTGATTTTTTGCGCAGGCACTAATCCTTGACGCTGATTGTAAGTAGCAACGCCATCACCGCTTAAATTGTTACCCAAAGTCATTGTACCAACCGCTTTTAGGTCGATAGTCAACTTTGCGTTTTTGTTCTTCTGAAACTCTTTGATTTCAGCTTGCTTTGCTTCAAAAGCCTCAGCCATTGACTCAGAGAAAGCATCACCGAAAGACTTAGTTTTGTTGTTTACAGTCTTTGCAGCCTTCTCAGCAATCATTTGGTCAAGGGCAGCTTGATTTTTCTTAGCAGCCTCATCCATAGTAACTACAGCAGCCTTTACTTCAGCTACTTGTGTTTTAACATCTGCAATAGCAGCTTCATTAGCCGCTTTCATTTTTTCAACAGACTCAGTAGCAGATTTTACTGAGGCCTCGATTGATTTTAATTCTTCCACTTTTTAGGAATTTAATTTGTAAATAAAATTGTTCAATGTATGCTTAAGGTCACTTACATCAATAACCGGCTCCTTAGTTTCTGCAACTGCTTCAGCGGGTTGCTCCACAATAGGAGTGGCCTCAGTAGATAAGAGTGACTTAATTGCTTCATTAACTTGTGCAAAGCGAATCTCGATAAACTCAAAAGCCTCATCAGTAAATCTACCATCTTTGAGACTCTTAATTAACATATTAAGCTCTTTGCTTAGCTTTTCGTGTTGATTTGTGATTTCCTCCTTAGTTAGGCCTTTGCCTACTGTTAGAGTTGGTGTGTTTGGGTTGGCTCCCCATAGTACAGCAGAACCTTCAAACAAAAGTATTTCCTTGATTAGGTTATACTCCTCTGCTTGTCCTTTCTGTTGTGCTTCAGCCTTAATAGTTCTAAACCCTACAGAGTGCTGGTTAATATGACCTGACTTGTAGAACTCTAAAACATCATTGCCCCAAGTTGTGTTAGGTACATCAGTAACTCCTACTAAGTAGTTATCCTCTACATACAACTCAGAGAATTTGCCAATGGCTGATTTTAGTGATGGGTTGTGGTCTGTTAAGTGCCAAATAAGATTAGCACCCTTAGGACCTCTTTCTGCCATAGTCTTGTTATAAGCTCCGTGGTCAATAACATCATTGTCATAGTCCTTAGAACCCATCTGACTAATGGCTACTTTTACTTTCCTTGAAGTCTCTGATACATCTCTTACAGAGTCTGTTATCAGTTTTTGCTCAAAATATCTTTTCATAGTTTCTTTCATTTAGGGAGGGTTAGGTCTGGTTCTTGTTTCATTGTCGCAGTATTGGCTATTGCCACCTAATCACCTCCCAAATTATGTTCTGATTAGTTGTCCTCTGCTGTCTCTTTTAGGCACTACTATATAACTACATCTACAATTAATCACCATTGCTGCTGATCCTCCAGGAGCCAATGGGTATTCAATCTGCTCACCACTTCTTGGGTCTGTGAAGTTGTCATAAAAGTCAACTACTTGCCCATCCATATGATAGTGGTCCTTAGGTTGCTCAGGTTTAAAACCCCTGGTCCGGGAATCTCTAAAAGCTATCCACTCTTTGACCATTTCGTAATTAAACCCCTCTGCTGCCGCTTTTACACCTGTGTTGGCTGCTCTACCTACCTCAGTTCTAATTATTCTCTCAGCTTGCATTGCAGTAAACCCTGATGTCTCAAACAATTTAACAATCTCATCTATAGTCAACTCTTTTGAGATAGCTGACTGTAAGACTAAGATTAAATGATTTCTAAGTGTCTCAGAGGTTTTGACTACTGCATACTGAAGTAAGGTCTTTTGCAGCTCATCTTGTATAAACTTAATCCAAGCCTCATCTCTACCTAATCCTTTTTGGGCAATCTCTCGCCTAATCTGTTTGTAGGTTTCATTGGCATAGTAAACACCTACTTTTTTGTAGATGTCTGCTATTGGCTTATTTAAGTCATCACTCCATAACTTAGTACGAAGCTCCACAAGTGTTTGCCTTGCTCCTTTTCTCTTTATAGTACCTATCAAAGAACTAACAACCTTATCTAATGACCTTTTAACCTTAGGGAAGAATTGGCTGCCAAATTTCCGGTTGGTCCTGTGGAACTTCTTTGCCCATTCTATCCTTTCGTTGTTGGTCATTTAACCTATCTCTTAAAGCCTGTCTTTTGGCCTCCATTTTGGCTTTTAACATTGCACAGCACTTTTCCTTTTTAGTTATTGGATAAGTCTGCTTTATTATATCCTCAATCATCTACCTCCTCATCCATTTCCTCACTATCAGGACTTTCATCTTCTAATTCCTTCTCCATCTCATCTTCCTTAACATCATACTCACTTAATGGCATACCATCCTGAGTAGTTATCCAAGGTTCATCAAATAGAGGGTTATCTATTCTTTCAAGGCCTAAGTGCATTCTTTGTTCATTAGGACTTAAAGCTCTGAGTTGGTTAATCCAGGTTGATTTTTCCTTAACATCCTCTTGTAGTTCAGTAAATACAGTATGATCAAAGTCAACATATATATTCTGTCCCTTATAACCCCAATCTGTTTGGAGCTTACGGTTAAAGTGATTCCTAAAGGAAACAAACTGAGGGATTGCACAGCGAGCTGTAAGGGCTTTCTCAGCCTCTCTGACATTGTTATAAGTAGAAGTATCAGAATCTCCCATTAATTGACTTGGAACACCATAAACAGCCCCAAATCTCTTTAGGTCCCATTTCTCAGACTCAATGATTGATAAGTCAACAGGGCTAAGTCCTACAGACTGCCATCCTAACTTATAACCACTCACTCCTATTCTACCCCAATTGTCTGAACCTACCCACTCACCTTTGCCTACAAGTTTCTGCTTTACTGCTTCTACTTGTTTTCTTGTGTCTAAAGGATCAATACCATTAGATAAAACTCTTGGGTCATCCATATAAAGTACACCCTTGACACCTTGATTCTCTAACATAGCGGCTGATGCCTTGATAGCTGAGTTAGACCGGCTTAACCTTCTTAATGCAGATTTCAAAGGACTCATCCCATAAAGATGCGCCCCATTTACATCCCAATCATAGTTTTGGTACTTATCGTGCAAAACCTGACTCTTAGGGAAGTAAGCCTCTGCAAGGTTGGTCATTACATAAGCCTGCTCAACTATAGGGAATTGATTTGTAGTTGCAATGATTGAAACCTCCTGATAAGGTAGGTTGTGTAATTGAAAGGGCTTGCCAGCATTAGCACCCATATCCAACATCTGAGACCAAATAGTTCTACCTCCTGTGATTAGTTTCCATCCGCTTGAATTGGCTACTAAATCTTGGAATGTCTCATAGTCATTAGGATATTTAAGAAGCTCAGATAGTCTGTCAACATAAATAGGCTCTAAGGCTTTCTTTCTGTATTTAACAGCTTTCTTGAAGTCTTGTGTGCTGATATCCTTCTTTCTCATTAACCCCTGGTAAGACTTAAAAGCTGCCTCATCAACAATCTTGTAAGC